CACTATTCGTTCTGGGTATTTTGCTTGCGCAAGACAGTCTTTAATTGTTGGTACTAATTCAGGATCTCTATAAGCTGGTAGGTGTACAAAGATTTTATCTTTAATATTATTTTTCTTTACAGTTTTCATTAGTATTTAATTTCGTTCTCTATAATTTTAGTTTCCCACCCTTTAGACTTACTATGCGGCCAGACGGTCCATTTAAATGGCTTAGACTCTGTATTAAACTCTCTCCATATATGTACGAACTTATCGTTAGGGTCAGCGTTCATAATAGTAGCAATTTCTTGGGCATCTGCATCTTTACGAAACATATTATTATTATCTTTATCTTTAAACACTACCACCCAAAAGTCGTAATCGTTCTCTAGTAAATTTGGCCGATACACATCTATACAGTATTTATACATGCATGTTAGCTCTTTTTGAAAGGTCTCCTCGTCTATATACTTCACTGGCGGTAAAGTTTCGGAAACCACGTCTTTATGGAACTTTCTATCTTTAAAGCTTACCCCTGCATATCTTTCAAACTGCTGTAAAGTTCTTTCTGTACCAAGACCGAATTTGCCATAATTAATTTGACTACTATCTTCTCCATCAACCCCTAATAGTATTTTTACTCTGTTATAACTAATACTATTGAGAGCGCCCCAATTTTGATGGTCATCCCAATGCTTTTTAGATCCAGCGCGGATGTACTGATGCCACACAAGCGGTATATGAGGATGAAACAAATCATATCCGTGGGTATATGCTCTTACTGCTAAAGATATCTCTTCACCATGAAAGTAGAGCTCTTCATCATAAGGCACCTCGTTACAAAATTTGCCCCGCGTAAAAATAAAGTGGGCTGAAAGTGCGCGACTTGGTACTGGTTTAGTAAGCTCTTTCCAGCCCTTTAATGTAGAGGGTCTTAAAAATATAGGTCCCTCTGGTAAGAAACGATCATAATTAATTTGCCAAGCTTCGTTTAATCTAGATTGAGGGTCGTTTTTAGGGTCATAACTACATAGATAAGTTGTGAGTAAGGGCTTTTTATATCCATCTTTTACCAGTCCTTTATACATTTTTACCACTGCTTTATCCCAATCTTGCACAAAACGATGGTGTGAGTCTAATTGTAAGGTGTATGTCTCTCCTTTATACTGTTCCTGTATTTTCCGACGTATCCAGCAAGCGCCTTTTGTCTCAGTGTGAGGTATATCTATTATTACAATATTAGGTATACCGGCAAGCTCGTCTATATTTTCCTCGGGGGAATGTTGCCACCCTATACAGAAATGCAATCTCTCCGGCTTTGCAGCGCGAGCAATACAGTCTTTTATAGTAGGAATTAACTCTGGGTCCCGATACGCAGCAATTTGTATAAAAATGGTTTCCCCCATAAGATATTATAGAAGAATTTACTAACTATTCAACTGTATTCAACTCAACCTGGAACCCCGTCAATAGGTCCATTTGGATTGTTATTTAAAGAGCCGCCGGCGGTATTATAATGATTTGTAGCTGCAAGGGCGGTTGCAGCTGCAGACCCACCATTAAGAGCGGTAGCTGCTGTTCTGACTGTTGCGGCATCTGTAACTAATGTCAACGGCAAGTTTTTAAAATAGTGAGTGTGTGGTTTATTAATTGCTAAGGTGCCGCCTGATATATTTACAATGTTGCCACTTGAAATAATGCCGCCGCCGGCTTTACTAATAGTTGCCCCAGTAATAGTATATGTGCTATCAGAAATTGTAGTTGACTCCGTTACTTGAAATTCTACTGGCGCAGTAACATGCTGTAAATACACTTCCCCGTTTGTGTACGTACCACCACCAATAATTACATTCTTACTAATACCCAAGTTATCATCTATTACCACTTGATTGCGGGATCTACTTCTAATAGACATTATATCAGCTATAATTGATAGATTAGTACCGCCATCGATGTTCATATCATCAGAAGAAGCAACGTTGACTTGCTTCCCCGCTAATGCCATTATAGTACCACCCATGTTAACTGGGCCTGTTGTTTTAATATCTATACCACCCGACCCTACTAACATACTCCATCTATTACCTACCGCCTCCGTAAGATTTCCACCAGGCATGTCATCGATATGGGTATACTCAATAGCGTTTATAGTGGTTGTAACTATACCCGTACCACCAGAAATGACGTTTCTATAATTGGTTATTGTTTTTGCTGTGCCGTTATATCTCGTGCTTGCAAAAGTATTAAACACTAATCCTACATTACTAAATTTATGCTTAGTAATTGTCTCTATATAGTTACCCCCAAACCCGAGTTGAGCTTCTGCAGCTGCTAAAGAATCGGCTTGTGCAGCTACTGTGCTTACTAAATTACTTTTGTCTTCAGTTTCTGGTTTAGCTAGTATAGTAGCAATAGCGGTATATGCTGTGACCCAATTATCTAAAGCGTTTTTATTTAAAGTACCTACTTTTAAAAAGTAATCTCCTTTTATTACATTATCATTATCCCTGCCAATAAAAAAATTGCTATGGCCTCTTACGGTTTCGTATTTATCTTTCTGGGTTAATAGCTGAAAATTCTTAGGATTAAATAGAGCATTATAATCATTACCTAACTCTAGATAGCCGCCGGCAAAGCTAGTTACTTTAAAACGCTCTCTATCGCTAGTGTTAATTATTTCTATAGCAGCTCCGCGTTGGTTAATAACCATTTTGTTACGGTACGTTATAGTGTTAACATCTTCTGCAGGACGTCCAATCTTACTAACACTTTCAAATGTTTGAGGATAGTCTTGATATGGGCCGTCTTCAGATTGGAATATACTATTAAAATCATCTTCCCCTAAACTGTACCCCATATAAACAGGATAATAAGGTATACCATCTCTAAAAAACATCCAAACGTGGGCGCCTACATTAGGTACTGAAAACACTCCCTTAGCGGCATTAGAATAAGTAGACGGACGGTAATTAGCTCCGTTAGGATTAACTGTATTAGTGTTATTAACTGTAGTATCAGTAAATGCATCAGTTAACTTAGTTCCATACTTTTCATATATCGCCCCGGGCTTTTCACCCATTTTTTCATCATTAAGTCTTAAAGCTGACACGGTATCTGCAAATGTAGACCCTGAAAGACTGAGCTGATAAGTAGCATCAGAAACCGAGCCAGTACTATAAAAGGCGTTATACAGTCCAGATGAACTAGCCCCTAACAAAGGAGCGCTGTATTCAGCCCATTGTAAGTTTTCTTTTAGTTCGTCTATAATTAAGCTTAAATCAGACTCTAAATTAAGACCAGGAAACTTAAACGAGCGATCTTTTTTAACTGCGTTCCATTTATCGTATATAGAGCCATTAATATGCGGAACCCATACCTTTACTCGGCCACGATGCTCAGGGTCGTTATTTTGCACTACAATACCTAGGTATGTTGAATTGTATTTGTTCATTAGTTAGCTATTAGCGTTTGTGTAGTAAGCTGTTTAATAGTATTAATATTGTTATTGTTAAAGTCTACAGTAATACTCACATTTTCATTGTTGGCACTCAACTGCCAGTAGTAGGGCGTGAGTAAGTTGCCAATTACATTTGTGTTATAAGGCAAGAAACTAGAGAGGCTACTATAGGAACTATTAACAGCGGCGGTAAGAGAGTTATTGGATGTAATTCTACGAGTCAAATCAGTGTCAGCCATTATAAGATTTCCGTCATTCGGGCTTATATCTGTACCGGTTGGGCCGATATTAACTATATTAGCAGCAAATAAACTGTTAGCTACACTATAAAAGCTATCAATTGCACTGGATATATCCGCGCGTATCAGACGAGATATTACCGGGCTGTATGGTTTTGTCTGTGTATTATTTAAGTTGTTAAAACGGGATATATAGTAAAGAGTTCCTACGCTTTCTGAAAAGAACTGATAATAATCAGAAGCACTAAGACTCACCCCGCTTAGTATTAATGGATTAGAATAATATGTAACCTCATCCCACCAATATTTTTTCCAAAAATAGTTTAAGGATAATTGTGGAACTGCCATGAAAAACTCAATAGCAGCACCAATAGGGTTAGAATTAAATTGTACTGTATAGTACTGCTGTGCTACTGCTTGCTCTAACTCGTATCCGTCAATAGTATACCCTACCCAATACTTGGTAGTGTTATAAAGATCGAATGTTCTTACTTCAGTTGCCATTGTATTAATTATGCTACAGTATCCTGTATACGTATATCTTTATCAGAATGCGGCTTAACAGCAGTAATATTATTATTATAGCTAGTGTTAGTAAACTCGTGAGTTACCTTAATTGCAAACCATTGTCCTAAAAGTTTTTCATCAAAATCTGCATCTATAGCGCCTGACACTCTGTCTAAGCCTATAAATACATTGCTACGTCTAAATGTACTGCCCGGTACTGTAAAATTTAAGCAACCGTTTAAAAACAATGCCGATTTTAAGACTGCATTTCTAGCATCAGGGTAGCGATCAAGCTTTTCAGTACCATATGAAAAGGCGGTCTCTATCGAGGTGTTTTCTGTTTTTGACTTGTTGAGTGTAAGAAGCGCTTTAGGCTTAGTATTTACTTTAAACCTATCTACATAGTTTTTTTGGAAAAATGACTTCATGTTTTCTATGTCATTCTCTTGAACATCTAAATTAAATTGCTTGTGCTTTGTAGAATTGCTTGCACATGGTTTACTAATAAATACAAAAGTATTATCTACAGAGGCCATATCTACAAATTGAAAATTAGCTACGTTACTTGATTTACCCATGTATATATTACGTGCACCGGTCGGGTCTTGTGGTGTATGTCTTAACGATGGAATTATTACTGTACTAGCATTTTCAGACGTAATTAAAAACTGCTCATACTGTAACAGCCCTGCAGTTTGTTGATTATTAACTGCATAACTCATGAGTTTAGATAAAGACTGCAAAGACCATGTCTTTGTGTATCTATCTCTAAAAAGTATAGCAGCGTCTCCTTCTATATTTCCAGTAATATTACTACTTACGTGCCGGTGAAGCAAGTAATCTAAATCCACTTGTGCAAAATTGTTTGTGGCCGGGTTATAAAATATATTACTCGCTCCGGGGTCCCAGTCTTTTGCAAAAACTTGAGGGCCAACTTTAGGCTCAAGTGTTATTTTTATAAGATCTTTTATCGCTAGCCCAGTCGGAACTTTACGAGTCTTATCGTCTATGTAAGCACTTTTCCCTCTTAGCTCAGGCTTTAACTGGTATAACACACTATTTGTGTTCCAGTTAACTGTAGTTTCATTAAAAACTTGACAATCCGTTTCCCAAAAATACAGCTTAAAGTATTTCTTTTGAGTGGTCGGCCCAACAGCTATATCCTCAACATCATATATAGAGAACATATAGCTCAATTCCCAGAGATCTGCAGGGAACGGATCTTCATTCGCTAGTACCGAGTCTTTACTCTCTATAACAGGCTTTATGTTGACCATTAGCAAGTCTCTACCATCATTACGAAATTTATAGTTCGCATCTTTATCAAAAAACTCGTTTGGACGTCTCTCAATAACATTCTCATTATTTTCTAATATAATATACCCTCGTTTGAACCAGTTTAGGGCAGACTCTTCAATTACTAGAGAGGCCATCCCTGCAGGATTAATAGGAAACGCCAGGCCTTGAGTGTTGTATAGCGTAATTACAATTTCATAGTCCTGGTTATTAAGCCGGAGTCTATTTTTAATTGATGCCATATTGTTACTGCTTTATTGACTGCAGCACATTCCGCACATACTGGGTCTTAAGTATTTTTAATTGGGTATTTGCTGCAGGGAAGTCAACCGGGTTAGTAATATGATTTACAGCGCAAATTAACCACCATAAAGATATAGTGTTATATACTTTATAGCTTATTAGAGTGTATGGTATTAAATCGCTACCAACGGTATATGTAGTATAATACTCATCCGAAATTTCTTCCGGAAAGTTTACTTTTGCAAGTAAATTATAAAAGTACTGTTGGTTTTCGTTTTGATAAACATTAAACAAATTTTCATATCTAAACGTATCTAACTCTATTAACTCAGTTAAATTGTTTTGCTTATAAGGCCCTGATGATAAAGCTGGTATATTAGTAGTCATTATGGTTGTTCTTTACTAAACGAAACTGACACAACCCCTGAAGGATCTGCAGCGTATTGGAATATATTACGTGCGTTCTTTAACGCGCTTTCAAGAGTGAAAGATATTTTATAAGCTTCAGGTATCATTTTTATATTAGGCCCACCTTGAGTGGTAGAATTAACAGGGTCCCCTGTAGTAATGTCTATCAGCTTAGTGGATCCAATATTAACAACACTTAAGCCAGTTATCCAACATATAGGTAATTGCTTATATCCTGGTATTAAGGCTCTATAAAGACATGGAGGGTCTAATAAGTTAATACCTTTTCTATTTGCTAAATTCTGATAGGTAAATAGATAGCAGAACTCCCAATTTTTACGTATGTCTGCTAGCTCTTGAGTGTTATAAAGATAAAAACTACACTCTATTGAATCGGTCCCCGTGCCAGTAAACGATTGAGGGCTTTCACTAGCAACTAGACCACCACCAACTGCTAGCGCAATAGTACTAGCAGCCCCGGCAACTTTATACGCTCCCGCAAGCATGGAGAATATGTCAGGCCCGGTTTTTTTAGTGGCTGTTTCGACGCTTGTCGTCGCAGGTTTAGCGCCCTCTGTACCAGTTACTATTTCTTGTATACCTTGAATACCCTGCGCTAACGCTTGTTTCATTTGAGTTCCTTCGCCCCAAGCATTGTTTGGGGTCATCATATTTGCCGTGCCTAGGTACGGCATTACATAACTCCACCCGGTGGGCTCAATTGCATACAGTCCTTTATATACATCCAAACCTTGACCGCTAATACTAGATGTAAGTTCCTGTTGATTTGCTGCCGCTAAAGCGGCTCCTTTAGCAGTAGCAGGAGTGGTTGATACCCCACTCTGTTTACTTTCTTTTTCAATTGCAGTAGTGGCAAAGCCTAGTATGTTATTTACAGCGGCCTTGAAGGCTCCGGGAACTCCGGCCACTGTTTGTCCGGTACGAGATAATCTAACTGTGTTAAGTCCCGCCCCGGTAATATTAGCAATATTTTCACCTGCTTGTCTTGCAATAACATTTACATTATCTTCTGCACCTCTAAGGGCGTATAACATGCCGGCCACTTCGCTTGATAATACTAATTTGTATTCTGTAAGCATTAGCTTTGGTATATAATTCCGAGCTTCCTTTTTAGATAGTGTCCAAGGATAGTCTTGATGTATGTTAACACCACTTCCAGTTGTACCAGGCCCCGGTATTAAAATAGGCGCCCCTAGAGCTTCCGCCCTAAAGTCAGTTGCAAAACCAGAGTTGGACTTAGCTATATAAAGATTTGATTCGTATGCCATATTAGAGTAGTGCGCGCGCGTACATTAGTTGATTTCTATACTTAGTGCGTTCAGTATAAGGTATATCTCTTTCAGTTCCATTGTTAAATACATTAGTTACGCTCGAACCTCCAGTTGATGAATTTATAGATGCTGCGCTGTTGCTGCTACTTTCGCCGCCTCTTATTGTTTGCACCGCAGCGATTAATTTGTCTAGCTTTTTAGATATATCAAACCCTGGCATACCAGCTAAGCCGGCTATTGGAGATTCTAAAGGAACTCTTGGATTGGTATTAGGCTGTAGCGGTATAGTAGTATCAGCTGCTCGCTGGGTAATTGGATACCCATCTTTTGATTCTTTAAATACTCCCCCAAAACGGTCTTTTTTAACATCGGGTTGTTGTTTTTTTCTGTCTAGCACATTATCAAAAAGATCTTTTTTATCGCTCCCTATTTGCGGTTCTTTTCTATCCATCACTTTATCAAAAAGGTCTTTTTTGTCCATCACTTTATCAAAAAGGTCTTTTTCATCGCTCACTTGGCGAGTCTTTTTGTTTACTTTTTCACTAGCTGGAACCTGAGATTTTTCTGTAGATTCCCCAGCCCCTCTTGGTGCCGAAGCGGTATTACTATTTCCCTCATTACTCGCTAGAGGTAACTTGACCGGTGGGTTTTCTTGAGCCTTTTTAATTTTTGTTTTATTGACACTACCTTGTACCGAACCAGGAAGTGAGGCTGTTTGAGTCTGATTTGGGGTCGATGGAGTTGCTCCAGACGGCATTGAGTCTGGGGTTGCAGGTTTTACAGCTACTGGTGCTACAGGTGTTACAGGGGTTACAGGTGTTGTAGCTACAGGTTGCGCTACTCCAGTACCTGCCCCGGTTTTTGCTTCTGGTTTTGCTTTGTCCCCTATATCAATATCAAGATAACTAGCTATTTTATCTACAACCATGCTCGGCATGAATGGTAGTTTTTTAATGTTTTTTAATATTGTTTTAAATTTATCCTTTACTCCGTCAGTAATAGCTTTATATATAGTACTTGCATCAAACTTTTCAGTTGTGGCCACTCCCTCTACTTTAGGCCCCTCCACTTTATCATCCATTAACCACGCTATTACGCTACCCACACCGGGTATTAAAGTGAGACCAGCTTTTAATAATGACTTAAAACCGTCTTTAATTTTACCGCTTTTAAAATTATCAAAAGCTTCTCCCAACTGTATAAGTGTTCCGACCCCTGGTAAATAGCGTAAGCTTTTTTTGACTTTATCCCCTATAAAACTACCAATCATGCTGAATATACCTTTAGAAGCGCCTGGCTTAACTTCTTCCTTCTTTTCATCTTTCTTTTCTTCCCCGCCACTCATTAAATCTATTAAGAAGCTAAGACCAGCTGCAACATAACTTACTATAGTACCGACCCCAGGTACAAAGCCTGCAATACCACTTATTAAATTTAAAATACCTTGCGACCAGCCTTTAATGCCACCTTGCTTAAAACTTTGAAATGCTAAGCCTATACTGAGTATATTACCTATTATAGGAAAAAATTTAAGCTTACTAGCTATTTTAGCTAAAAAAGGAGCCACAGTTTTAACTAAAACCGTAAGACCCGTATCCATAGTGGTATCCCCTTTTTTGGTTGACTCGGTTGTACCTGATAAATCTCGCGCTGCATTTAAAAAACCTAGCCCTATAGACAGTGGTAAACCTAATGGGCCCAAAAATGTGGCCATACCTGAGGCTAAATCTATCAAGCCACCAACCACGTCCCCAGCAATAACTCTACTAATAGCAGAACCTAAATTAATTATAAAGCCGATACCTGGTAGTTTTTTAGCTATAGGCCCTAAAAACTTTGCTAACGCTGGAAATAATTTGCTTGCAAGATTAACCACTTTAGGTAAAAATATATCTACTCCGAGCTTACCAACTTCTTTCATTAGCCCTTTCCAGGGTCCTTCATTAAACCAACTCCCAACAGCTAATGCTAAGGAACCTGCTAGACCGCCCACAAGCGGAATTAACGCACTACCAAACACTTTACTAAAAACTGAACCTACCGGGCCGAGCATTTTATTAAAAATACCACTTAGACCTGAGCCGCCTGATGATTCCCCCCCAGCGGGCGTAGCTACGGCTGCTGCAGATTTTGCAGATATACCTAGACCCTTTAACATTTTAACTACTTTTTCTAATACAGGATCTTTAATCTCTGCTATTACTACTTCTTTAGGCTTTTCTTGAGTTAAAGCTTGCTTAGCTTCATCACCACTCGAATCGTCTCGGACTTGCTGTTCTTCTTGTAACGTAATAAGTTTATTAAAGCTTTCAATTAAACTCTTTAAATGCTTGTTATTAGTCTTAAATGCCGGTAAAAGCTCCGGGGGAAATGGGGATGACTTCTGCTCGGCGGGCTTGCCAGTCACAACTTGTAGAAGCGCTTTCGCAGAATCTACAATTGGGGAAGCTGGATTTGCTGTACCTTCAGGAATATTAAATACTTAGGTACCAAACAATGTAACCTAACGTATTAGTTTAATGCAAACAACGAGGAATCTACCGTAAAATCTATATCTTGTGTAATACCAGCCTCATCTACTCCTGGTATACGAGTTACTTTACGTTGAATTTCAGACACTACCTCGAGATATTTTAAAATTTGTTTTACAGATTTAGTCGGCAGTTTTTCCAGTACTGCATATTTTTTTGGAAACGGTAAATCTTGATAGTTTAAATCCTGCGTTTGACCATTTACGTTGACTTCAATACGCTTAATAAATTTAGAGGTTTCCCCGATAAACGCTTCCCCTATAGTTTCATTAATCGTAACAGTTGCTTGATCATTTAAAGTTTTTTCTCTTACTTGCTTTTCAAGCAAATACTGATCTGTAAACAAAGGCATTCCGACCGTAATAGTAATTTGACCCTCGGTAAATGTCTCAGCAGCAGGCACTTCAATCTCCTTCAGTCTAGCGATACTCTCACTTAAGTTTAGTATATATTTTCTTTCATCCTGTGTAACTGCATAATCCGGCCCATATATGTTAACTCTATATTGTAGTAATATAGACATACTATCTAGCGCTGTTAAATTAGGGATAATTTCCTTCTCAACGCAATTTTCAATAATAATTGCATATGCCGCCATAATAAATCTAGTCTGAAACACTGGGTTGTCTATTGCTGCTTTAAGTAAAGCTTTCTGTTGCCCTGTGGTGATACCCTTAAAAAGAACGTCTCTCTTTAAGCTTGGCACATAGAAAGATAGCGTATTTTCTTTACTGATAGTATCTAATACGGAAAGAATGTTATTAAAATCGCTCATTTAAATGATTTATATACTATGCTATGGTTTTCAACTACTTTAAATTTGCGCAGGTACCCCGTTAAACATAGAAGTATTAGATGACTGACCGCTTTGCTCAGAGTCTTTTTGCTGGTTTACTCGTTGAAGGTGTATTGCCCAGTAAAGGTACATTTCAGCAGGAGTCATTTTCTCTATATACTCTCCAGAAAAGCCTAAATTAGAAATAAGGTTGAAGCTTAACTGGTATATATTATTAAGGTCATCAGTAAACACTAATTTGCAGAATTCTCTTAAAACATTAACATCTACAGATAGAGGGGTTTCTACTGCAAGCTCGTTTGAAAACGGCGACTTTATATATAACAGTTTATGCTCTACATTGTCTATCTCGACGGATATTAAATGCTTTAAAACGCTCGTGGTTATTTGTACTGGTAAACTCTCTACTATACTACAACGATCTTGAAAGCTTAAGTCATTAAAATTGAGCGTGCTAGTCTCTGTTTTAATTGCATCTATACACGAAGCTAATTGGCAGGTATATAGCTGCTCAGGGGTTTTATCTAAAAAATGTAATTCATCTTTAGCTTTTGCTATAGAGTGAGAGACAATTACCCCTTTAAAAGACGTTTGGGAGAAATACTTTACATTGGTGAGTTTATCGAAGATCTCATCCAGTTTAACAGTATACTCAAACGACTGCTTGGTCTGTATACAATTAGCAGTTAATTTTAAGTCCGGACTCACGCTAACAGCCCGAGCATTAACTAACAACACAACCTTGTCAATAACATTAAGTCCTTCATGAAGTATCCCAGGTACTATTTGTTCAACCAAGCTATTACTATGAACTATAAACGAAGAACTGTCTTTGTTATAAAGGGATTTAATTGTGTCTTTATAGGCCTTGCAAGGAATTTCTTTTGCCCAAACACTCTTGTTTAAGCCTGGCAAGTATACACTATAAACAAATCCCATTTTAATAACTTACATATTTTAAATCTTAATTCAACTTACCCGCGCGGAAAAATCGGGAGACCGCTAAGCTTCATGTAGTTTGGTAAATACGTTTTGGGTGCAATAGCCTGCTTTATTTTTGTACCAGCTATACTATCAGCTATGATACCTTTAGCTGGCAGAGCGCTTGTACGTCCACTAGCTTTACTTGCCGTTTCTATAGAATAATTAGAATACAACCAGCTAACGCTTGTTATAGTTGTATCAGCCTTACCGAACGTTATTTGCTGTTCCCCAACGCTGGTAGGCACACATCCAAAAAAGGTAAACTTTTTACGTATTACGTTTTTACTATCAGTTTTATGGTCAAACATTAATACCACAATATCAGTTTTTACATTATAAGGAGAGTTGGCCGCCCGCGCATACAGCCCGTAATGAGACGCAGCAACGATCCATGGTCTGATAACCGCATCGATAAAAGAAGCATTGGTTTCTAAAAATGAAATATTTAATGCAGTTTTTTGCTCGCGGCTAGTTGACACCACCCCAGATAAAAGACCACCTGAGTTGTCTGAAAAAAGATCCTGCATACCCACTCTTCTTTGACCAAAACTCTCTCCAGGCAAATTAGCCCCATTTGCAAACAAACACTTATAACTATACGTGCCCTCGATACTGCCTATTAAGTTCTTTTTCTCAACATCAAGCCCCCAAGGCTTTGGTTCATAGAATCCAGTCGCCCCCTCGTCAAAAGTTTTTATACCAAGAGGCATACCTGTCGACCCAAAACATATTAAAAAGTTTGAATTTAACGGAATTGAAGTTGCAGGATCTCTTAAGAATTGCTCAAATATAACTAAATCAGACTCTGGTTCATTTTCAGCTTTAGCTTTAGGGCCATAGAGTTGCATACTAATTAGTTATTAACGGCCGCCGCGGCCGAAAATATTTGTAATAGCTCTTATAGCAGACGATGCTCTGTTAATTACGCCGCCTACAGTCGCCGCCGCGGTTCCTATAGTGCCTAATCTTCCGCCAAGGTCAGCGAGACCGCCTCTAGCGCCCGCAACCCCCATTTGACTATCAACCCAGTACTGGTATGCAATACTTGCTTGTATTTCTACTATAGCACCACTACCGGTAGCGTTGTAGCTTATTGCGCCGAGATCAGTAATAAATGCCCCAAGCAGGGTATAAGAGCGTATTTCGTTTAGCTGATCATCAAAAAGAGATAGAGTAATAGAGTTAGCTGTTAATTCACGAGGAAAAATATTACCAGAAGAAGAATCGACCCCGAACGTTCTTGTCATTGCGTTTTCTAGTTTTTGTCTAATATCTAAATTTTGATCTGCATAAAACGCTATCGGCCAGGATCCTGAACCTGAATAACTAACTGCGCCAGGTACATTAAACGTTAGTCCCATAAAGGGTGCGGTTTGTACTGAAATAGTCTTACCAGGCAATGTTGCTGTCTTAATAAACACTAAATCTTCATCCTCAAACAAGGATACTCCGCCTATATTAAAATTGGTTACTCTTAATTGAAAGTCTCGAGAAAAACCACTTTTTGTAGCACGCGCGTAAAAGTCCTGGATAGTTTGATTCATGATCTTATATACTTATGCTATACTAATTGCCATTCGGGTTATTTTCCGATATGACATACTGAAAAGCAATATTAACAGGTACTGTTGCAAACTCCCCACCATTACCAACACTATAGGACGTTGAACCAATAGTGGATGGGAAACAACCTTTTAACGTGTACTTTCTAATTTCTTTTGGTATGCCATTAGTCATAGGATCAACCGCCGGAACCGGTCGATCTTGTGGAAGTGGGGTATAGTTTTTAATTGAATTCTCTATTAAAACTAGTTCTATATCTACGGGCCCTTGTACAATAGAAATATTCTTATGCTCATCAAACGTTGATCTACTCCAGGTTTCTAGTATATCTCTTAATCTATAAGCAGAATCACAGTAGAATGTTACTGACCAGCTAGCGTTGTCTGGATAGTTAGCTGTCATAGGCACTATATAATCAAAAGTCTTAAAACTTACTGTAGAGCTAGATATTTGTCGGGATGGTATACTACCCCCTTGAGCGTATATTAACAAATCACTATTTTCCGCCCCGAATATACCCCCTATACTTTTAATACGAAACACATTATTACGCGCAAGACCACGCCCCGTAATAGTACTATAAAAATCGGCAATGCCGTATCCAGTCTGTTGCGCCATATATAATATTTAATACTGGTACATAAAAAAAGCCCCACTTTTATGGGGCTTTTGAAAGTAAACTGAATCTATCTTTAAACGTGTCTCCAATAGTGATAAGCTAATGAAGCGGTAAAGGTAGTAGCCGCTCCAGTACCTTCTGTATTATAACCATCAATTGGTCCTAATCCTTTTATATAAACCCCGTAAAGTCTATATGTATTAACTACGTTTTGTTTATCGTCTAATTGCTCTAATTGAATTAACTTATCAATCCCACGGACGGATAAGTCTCCAACACTAGTACTATCATCGAAAACATTATTAATTTGCCAATCCTCAAGCTTTTTACGGATAATGCCCTTTAGATCGTTACGAAATGCAACGCTCCAGCCCTCAGAGCCGGGGTATGTAACAGTTCCTGGCATATTAAACGGAAGACCCATAAAGGTTGCTTGTTGATTAGTGATTTGTCTATCTGGAAGTGTTTTTGTAGTAATATACACAAAATCATCTTCGTTAAATGTGTCCTCTCCGATAGAGGTAACTCGTAACATAAAGTCTCGTGAGAAACCTCTTGATTGAGCTACTCTATAGAAATCTTGAATTGTTTGTGACATGGTGTTTAATTACTTAGGGTTAACCTTGTAAGAGTTCGTTAAAGTTTTGCGATGTCTTGGTTGCATAAAAGTTTACCAAGATAAACTCAGCAGCGCGGACTGGCTTGATATAGATATCGACAACCATTGTGTTGTCATCTATTACATCAGACGTATTGTTCGTGTCATTACACACTAGCAAATAATCGTAAAGCCCTTGAGTGCTCTTAGCGAGTTCAAACAACGGACTCAAGGTGTTTACAGCTCGGGTGCGTGTAAATGTTGTATTTGGCTCAAATACGAAGTATCTCATTGTACGAAGCGTAGCTTTCTCAAGGAAGAGGAATAAACGACGTACATTAATACGATCGAATGCGCTTGGTGCTTTTAATAGGGTCTTTTGACCCATTACTACATAACCGTCATTCGGGAAGAATACTAATGGATTAATTGATACCTTATAGAGCAAGTCGCGTTGTTTTTGTTGCGGGTTAACTGCAATATCAGTAAGACCGTTAATTATACCACGATTTAAACCAGCTGGCGCAATCCATGGGAAAGATACTGCATCATTTGCAGTCATCACTGCTGCAGCGTATCCAGATGATGGTAACCATACTCCTTTTGAAGAGAATTGGTCATTTGCTTTTACCCAGTTACCATAAGTTGTAGCATAACTTGAATTGTATGCTCCGTAAAGGTTACGTAATGGCCAGTAAATGTTTTGTGAGAAGTTTTTACTCTTGTTATCAAGAGTCTTGTAATTTTCCCCAGTTACGAATACGTGACGGATTGGGTCAGATACGAAAAGGTGATCCTTACGGCGACTTCTTGCGAATTCTTCAAACTTAGCTGTGATAGAAGACCACTTTGTTATAAGATCATTGCTTACTGGGTTACCAGATGAAGCGCTGAGCGCATTAACTTGGGACATAAGTCCGTTTGTAATAACTGTATCATCGTAAGCAGATGCTCCAAGTACTTGGGTTACTGCGTAGATCGTTGAAAGCCCTGCATCAATTGTTATGTCAATATCAACTGTATCAGTATTTTCAGCAAGGTTTAATACAGCGTCAAGCTTTGTAGCGACGTCGCCAATCGGCTTTGCAGTAGTATATGGGAGACTGTCAGCGTATACCCCGAGGGCATATAAGTTGTTTGCAGCATTAAATGAGGGAACCTTAACATTTAAGTAAGCTGAAGCTGAATTGTAAAATGTGTCGCTATCAGACCCTGTTGTGGTCTTTAAGACTCTCACGGTTTTAGTTGAATTGCCGTTATTGTCTAACCAATTGGTTAGATTCATATTTGAGTTTATAAGAACATTAAGGTTGTTCGAATTGTCATTTGCTACTGTCTTTAGATAGAAAGACATTGGCTTACCACCAAGCGGGTCTTGAATTTGACGCTGGTCGTAAAGAGAACCAGTATAGCCTTCTTGAATTACATATTGTAATGTAGTTGTGGTTGGCGAGAATGGCGAAGGACGAATTCTGAATAATGAAAGGATTACCGAGTCACTATAACCAGATGCAGCAATATTAAATGTTGGTACATTTTCGATATCGCGCGACATACTGTCAAAGCTTTGTGTTTGAGTTGCGCTTAATGCAAAACCGATACGATTTTGCGGTACAACTGTATATGAAGTAGCATTAGCTAATGCACCATCCACAAAGTATGTATTGCCTACAGTCTTAATGCTAACAGTATCGTCCATATCAGATGCAGGATTATTACTGAATGCGTCAGCTAAGTTAAGATAATAACCTTCGAACTTTTCGTTAATTGTGGTTTTAGCCTCGTTGAGAACAACTAAACCAGCTTTTCCTAAGTTAGTTACAACATTAGCCCCTGATACAGTAAAACTACTTAAACCAATATTGCCGGTTGTTGTGGTCCAATTAAGACCGCCTTGAGCAATTGTTTGGTATTGGGACTCTGTTAAAGATACGAGAGCTGGCTCACCGAAATAATACCCTTGCGCAGAACTTAATGGGATTGTACCGGACCCACCGCCTGCCATGGCAGCCGATGCAGGATATGTTACTGTGTCAGCTGGTATTGCTATTACAGGATATGCTAAAGCGCTATACTCACTAGTTGTACCTTCGCCAGCATCACTGCCGTAAGGTAGACGAGCTACCTTAATTGTGGGATTACCACCTGCTGCAAAAAGCTGCCTTACTGAATAGTAAAAATATCTTTCAGCTGCATTTGTTGGGGTTCCGTATACAGTTTCAAACTCATTTAGAGAAGAAAGCTCGACGATTTCATATGTTGGTCCTTGAGGTGCGAACCCTGCTGCAAGCACGTTAGTGCCTACTGGAGTGACTGCTCTTGTTGAAAGATCAATCTCGCGAATTTCTACACCGGGGGAATTTATTGTGCGTAGTGATGCCATAGTAAAGGGATTATACTATTATTTACGTTTCCCTGACCTAGAATTCGAGAATTTTATAAAAGCTCTGCTTTTAATTGTCCGAACGAAAACGTAAATGAAGATTCAATCTGGTCGCTTTCCCGATAATTGTACGATATCTCTCCGAGCCCCGTAATAAAAGCGTTAGTGTATGTAAACTGTATCTTCTTATTGTTATATTCATCTAGCCCATAAACAGTAATATTTGTTTGATAGCTATTAGTTAGCTTGCCGTTCGGGTCTAATATATCATCGGCATTATAATAACCTGCGTATGAATTATTGATAAGATCTAACCACTTCCATAAAACCCACCAGTTGTTATATCCGTTATCAACAGTAAAACTCACACTAACTGGTGGATATTCAGGTCTACTATAACTAGTATACTGTGCAACTTGCCCGGCAAATGGTAGAGCGATAGCTGGTATTGTTACGCTGGGCACTATACTACCATATATAGAATACTGTAAACTATCTTGATTTAAAAAACTTGTATCTCTATCTCCAGAAGAGACTTTATTAATTTTTTTAAGTACGTCAGGAAGATTTAAGACAAGTAAAAACTTGTCTTTTCTATTTTTATTGAGTATAGATTGCTGTACTGTACTCATTCATTATTTCTTATTAATAGTTTCTAAAGGTAATGGCTTGCTATTATTATAAAATTCTTTTAAGACTTTATTAGCTAAAGAGGTAAACGGCACATAGCTTCCAGTTATTATACCTTGTAGACTTTTCATTTTTTCATCTTCCGCTGTTGTTCTAGCCGGTTTTGCTCGTAAAGCAGCTAATTCTTTTGTAGCGCTAGTTTTTTGAGCTGGTGTAAATTTAGTATCAGATGTAGTAATCTCTGCTGACGTAGCAGCGGGTACAACAGCAGCAGCGGGTACAACAGCAGCAGCGGCTTTAGCGGTGGCTGCGGCGCGCCGGTCGGCGGGATCTTCAGGTGCGGTCGTTAAATTTTTTATTGTGAAAAGGCCGTTTTTTCCGTATTTAATTTCAGCATACTTATCTCCACTATTAAGATTTATACCGCCCCATGTACCGTCTTTAAGTTTATCTAAATCAGCTTGGGCAACACCATACGTAGCTAAGTTAGTCGGGTTAATAGGTACTGCAGCTTTCGTAAAAGAGGATAAATCAGCGCGTGTTTCAATACTTCCAAATGGCACATCTTCTACAGCACCAGTGGTTTTTTGACTCGCTGCACCACCAGCAAATTTGCCGGCCGCTTTTCCGAGATACTCTAATCCTTTACCCACTATTTTTTTTAGTCCTGCCCAGGCACCTGTTTTTTTCGGCGCGCCTGGAGTTGCTGGGGGGGTATACTTGTCTGGTGTGCCTGGAGTTAACGAATCGTCTGGTGCGCCTGGAGTTACTGGAGCGTCGGCAGCAGGTGCAGCAGGTGCAGCAGGTGCAGCAGGTGCAGCAGGTGCAGCAGCAGGCGCGAAGTCGATTGTACGTCTAGCACCAGGCATGCCTGGAGCGGGTGGTGTTCCTGGAGCGGGTGGTGCTTTACGCTTAAAACCTAAACTCTTTGCTGTGAATGGCGCGGCCTCAAGAGTTAATAGTACTTCTCTATTAAATTTTGTATCCTTACCTTCAATGTAATAAGTTAAAATCTTTTCTACAGCAAGTATAGTAGCTGCGGCAGCGCCGTTTTTTTCAATTAAACTTTCTGTAACTAATACACTACCAGCGTTTTTTGACTCAGCGATATAATTAAATACCGCCTTCAGGTCATAAGTCTTATTATACGCTTTAAAAGACTCTAAGAGCTGATGTGGCGAATGTGCTTCTACCATTATAACTGGGTCATTAAATTGTACTTCTTGATATTTTTCTGCTAGTAAAGATAGGCTCTTCATAATTGTTATATTACTTACGTAAATAAAAGGTGTTTGTCTGTGGGTTATACCCTAACTCTATACCGCTTGTGCTAAGTTGCCGAGGTAGTCCGTTACGGATCTTATGCATATCTAATTCATACATACCGGCTAACTCATTAGCAGTAGTGTTTGGTACTACTATAGTACCGCTATTTTGTTTTTTTAATTGATGCACTAATGGATGCCCGCGTATTTTATGCCAATCAGCAACTATGCCAATTGTTTTTGCTTGAGGGTTAGTAAGCTTATTAGCGCCCGCCGCTAAAGACTGATGACGCGGGCCTCTTTTGCTGCCAATACCCATAAACGTTTTAAAGGTATTTTCTTGCACACTATCTAACGATAAACGCTTATCTTTCTTAGCAAGTATGCCATCGTAAAACCGTTCAAGATCCCCAGAGCGTCTAAGCGCTTTAAAAGCGAGGTTCTCTGGCGAGTACTCTCCGCCCCTCTCAAGACCTACTTTACGTAATTTAGTAATTTTTTCTTTGGATTTATCCGCGCATTCAACATCGCATTCAGCAGTTAAGGTAAAATTAATAATATCGAGCATCGCTTGTTTTTTTCTTTCTACAGCTACTTTATCAATACCTTCTTTATCTTTTACTGGGGATGGAACCGCTATCCAATCATCATTCTTTATAGAATATACCCCGGTAGCATTATGAGTTTCGGAAACATCTTGTACGTATACCTCTACTTCATACCCCTTTATAGTTACATCGCGAGTCAAATTCCATACAGTTTTTTTAGCGGTAAAATAATCTTTTAATAATTCTGCATCAACACTATACTCATTATAATCAGTAACAATATGTAAGTCAAAATCGCTATATTTAGTATAGCTATAATTAGCTAAAGACCCAGTTAATATTATATCCTCTACATCAACCTCGATTTCAAGAGAATCTAAAAATGTCTTTGCGATTACTAACAACCGGTCTTTAATTTCAGGCTTAAGTTTGTTGTCTTCCCATATAGCCGGATTAAGATTATCGTGAAACTCAACAGGCAAAGTGTTTGGTGAGGAATCCATAGAATATAATATTTACTCAATAGCTTGAATTTAACTATCAAAAAACAGTTTAGTGTATTTTTACTGTTAATTCATAAGTATCTTTACATCTATGAAAGACGCGGGGTTAAAAACTTTAGCTAAAAAATATAGCTTAATAACAGAGACTCAAGTTAATGAGTTTGATTTTGGTTCAGGCGGGGTAATGTCATCAGCTGATGCAAGCGTGAGTAGCTCGGATACAAGACCTATTGCTGCCTTAGACTGGAAATTATCTGGATTGTATGAGCCTGAATCTCCAGAGCAAACAAAACAAACGGAAGCAGCTTTAAAGGAGCTTACTAACACTCTAAGCAAGCTTAATAAAGATTTACAGATGTGGCAAACAAAACACACAAAGCTTGGTGCTAATGATACAGTATCAAAAGAACAGCTTGCACAGTATATAGCTAAGTCTATATTAGGTATCACTAAACTCGATTAAAATATGAACATTACTAAACTTACAGAAGTATACGAACAATTACATACCCGTAGTCAATTACCGGAAGATTATATGGCATCTGCTGCTAGCTTGTATCGTAACATTGGTAAAGCTTTAAATAGTCTGGAAGTAATACTTGATGCACCTTTAAAAGATAAAGAAGTTTTTACCCAGATGAAGACCGATCTTAATCATTATCTTGAATTAGCAATTGCAGCAGAGCATGAGTTAAAGCAGCAGTCAGAAAGTTCTTCTCAATACCCGTAATGTTATCTTTTAAACAATACTCTGGTTTGCTGGAAGAGGGCGGAGCGGGTGGTCATATGAGTCATCCGTTTGATTTGCCCAATGTAAAAACTGGAGATGATTTAATAGAATTATTTAATAACACTGTAAAATATTTAAAAGCTGCTCCTGCTATACTTAAAATTGATGGTATTAATTTAAGTATTCGGTTAATAACAGCCGGTAATAAATTTGAGTTTGCTATTGATAGAGGCACTAACATGCCACTCGACCTAGCAGGAGTTACGATTGATAAATTACCGGAACGGTTCTTAAAAAAAGACCCTACCACTGATGTAATAGCACCGAATATAGATCTTATTGCAAAATGCAAAAAGACTTTAACTATATTTAATAACGCTATACCCACAATTATGCCGCTTTTAAAGCAGCTTGAAATGATAGGCACAGAGCGGTATATAAATTTAGAGTATGTGGAGAAGCAAGGAAACGTTATAACTTATGATACTGAATTTTTAGTGTTACACAATATAAAAGAATTTACATACGGGGTTACCGAGAAAACAAAAAAGCGTACTCGTATTAAGGTAGATCCAGAGTATAATGAAAAAGCATTATTTGAGCTCTCACAAGCTTTAAAACCGTTCGCAGCTAAATACGACTTTAACGTGTATAACAAGATAGCTGCGACTTTAATGTCCTCTCCAGATTTTGATAAAGTACTAGCTGCACCGTTTACTATAAAAACTACAAACGACCTTACTGAAACCAAACCACTAGGTCAATGGTTAAAAGATTTAAATAATCCTGTTGAAACTCAAGTTGCGTTTTTAGATGGGGCCACACGCAAAGCAATAAGTAAAGAAGCTATATACATTCCAATTACTAAAGGTGTGCCGTTAGTAGATTTTATAAAATCAAAAAGTTTTAATGATGCAAAAGCAGGGGCTATATTTTACCAGGCTACTCGCATGCTAGGTAACGAGTTACTTTTAAACGTAGAAACTCCGTTTGGTTCAGCATCAAAACAGGAAGGTATTGTTATCAATAACGCTAAGGTTGCGCCGGAAGTATTTAAAATTACTGGAGAATTTATTATCGGCGGGCTTCAAAGTCGTTTTCATACTAGTAAGTTAAAAAACTCAGGTAAGACTGCAGTATTTACTTTTGGTAGATTTAATCCACCCACAGTAGCTCATGAAACAATTATGGGGCTGATTAGGAAAACTGGTACTGAGGTTAAAGCTGACCTAGTTGCAGTGTTTCCAACTCATACTCAAAATAAAAAGACCGACCCGTTAAATTTTAATGAAAAAGCTGTTTATTTACGGTCATTTGCGCTCCCTGGGGTTGAAATCTTACCTCAAGGTAAGACACTCTTTGCCGTATTAAAGTACTTATCCGATAATGGGTACACTAAAGTAATACAAGTTGCCGGCTCTGATAGAATACCAGAATACGAAGAACTTATTAACATGTATAACAATAAGCCCAGTAAAACTCAGCACGAGATACTTTTTAATATACCTGACTATACTTTTAAGAGCGCTGGACAACGCGATCCTGATGCAGAAGGATTTACGGGGATGAGCGCAACAGCAGCAAGAGAGTGTATAAAGAGGAATGACCTCCCGGGTTTTCTCAAAATCGTTGCGCCTGGCGGCACGAACACAAAGGCAGAAGCAGAAAACAAAGACCGTTTATGGCGTCGGCTACGCGAGATTCTTACCTAAATCTTGGTCCGTTATACCAAGTTACCAAGCTCTTGCGTAGACCTTTAGTTACAGGCAAGACCCGGTGCTTAAGGTAGGAAGGAAATATTAATAACGACCCACGCGGTAAGAACGGCTCTACATTAAATGGGGGGCGGGCGCAACCTTCCATTTCGAAAAGACCGCCTTCATAGTCATCTGGACTACTCAATTGTACTACGGCAGACAACTTACGGTCTAATACTGCGTTATCGAATAAACAGTCTTGATGCCAATCATAAAACTGAGGTGATGGGCCATCTCCATTATATTCCGTATACTGTAAAGAATTAAACCCAAAGCTTATATCAAAGCTAAACATCGAGCTATTAACTGCATTTACATAGTCATTAAGAATCGTATTAATTTCTCTATGTGCATAAATATCAATCCAGCGAATAGTACTATTGCGTATTTCTTGAATAAGAGCGGAGCTCGACTCTCCAGTAGCAGCATCAACTGAACCTACTACCCCGCCTTGCTCGGGGTACAACTTTGCTGCATTAATAATATGGTCGCAGAATTGATCGTTAAACGCGCTTGTAAAAACTTGATATTGATTATGCATTATGGTAATTTATTATATATTATAAAAAAATCAATACTCAGTGTTAAAAAAGAATGTTTGAAAAAGTCTTCCGTTTTCTTTTGTGTCGCCGAAATAATCTAAAGACGCATGAAAATAATCCCCGCGGTACATTACTAAACGGTTAAATTTATTACCAATTTGATCATGTAATTCCCATTTAGTATAATCTTGATACTCGTACCCGGCAATACTTTTATCCAGAAGTGCTTGATCTATAAGGTTATCAGCAGTTCTGGGTGCTTTTATCCATCCAGTTTTTTTATGTCTAAATAGCCCGGTACCTCCGGTGACTGGTGCATCTGGAGTAAGATAAAGCACTCCTGCCCACGAGGTATTACTGTCATTATGTATCCAAGTACGATCTTTAGCATACGTTAACTGATACGAACCGGTGTAGTTATGATCTGCATCTTTATCTCCCCCAAACCAGGTAATTTTACCTGCATGAGGACTTACAATATCTTGTATAGTATTAAGAATGCTTTCATCCGTAAAAGATTTTGTTCTACTACCAGGGTAATTACCAGCTACACTAAAATCTTGAGCAAGGGCAAACGCTCTTACTTCTAATGGGTTTGTATAGAAATTTTCTTGGATAATTAAACTAGTATGATACACAACAAATAATTATATATCTGTTAAAAATTATCAACTGTTACTAGTTTATCTTATAAAGAACTTAACTGAGTAACTACTGTATCTAGCTCTTTTATAGAAGCCAGCACTAGAGGTATCATTTGAATATAATTAAATTTATAATACTCTTCCCCGCCCGAAATTACTGCTTCTTTTTCTCCTATAGCATATGGCCATGCTGCAGAAAGACCTTGAACTAAGAAGCCAATATCAGCTTTACCAGCTCGGTCTCTCATATAAGGTATAGTTGCAGCTGTTAATGTTTCTTTCCAAGTAAAATTATATACATCTACAGATCTTAACACATTTAAGCTGTCATTAATAATTGACAGATCTTCTTTCAAGCGAAGATCAGAGAAAAATGTACTACAGTATGGCCCGGTCGGGCCAGTATTGCCAGTAGGACCGGTTGGGCCCTGGTTACCGGTTGGGCCGGGCCCGCCAGTTGGGCCGGTATTGCCACGCGGGCCTTGAGGGCCCGTGCCACCAGGCCCGCCAGCTGGGCCTTGAGGGCCTCGAGGGCCTGTTGGCCCAGTGGGTCCTATAAAACCTGTAGGGCCAGCTGGGCCGGACCCACCAGTATCTCCTTGAAACCCGGTTGGGCCAACAGCGCCTTGTGGTCCTTGGCCGCCTTGAGGGCCTTGATTGCCGGTAGGGCCGGTTAGCCCTTGAGGGCCTGGAGCGCTGTTAGGTCCGGTATTGCCTTGTGGGCCTCTTGGGCCGATAGGGGAAGGACCAATAAATCCAGTTAGACCTTGCGGTCCCGTACCACCTTGGGGGCCTTGATTGCCGACTAGACCTGTAAAACCTTGTGGGCCGGTTGGGCCCGCGGCGCCTTGTGGGCCTTGCGGTCCTTGATTACCTGCTATAGACGCACCAATGGGACCGGTTGGACCTTGTGGTCCTGGACCAGCTTGAACCCCACCTGGTCCTGAATATCCTGAAATGCCTAAATAACCGGAAAAACCTGATATGCCGGAAAAACCTGATATGCCGGAAAAACCAGAAACACCAGAGTAACCTGATATACCTGAGTACCCTGATAAACCACCATAACCTGAAAAGCCTGATATACCACTAAAGCCTGATATGCCGGAGTAACCAGAAATACTAGAAAACCCTGATATGCTAGAATACCCTGAAATGCCTGATATACCAGAATACCCTGAAATGCCTGAATAGCCTGAATAGCCTGATACGCCTGAGTAACCAGATGCACCGCTAATACCTGAAAAACCTGAGATGCCAGAAAATCCTGATATGCCTGAGTAACCTGATATACCCGAATAACCTGATATACCCGAGTAGCCTGATATACCCGAATACCCAGAAGTATTACCTGAGTAGCCAGAAGTATTACCTGAATATCCTGATGCTCCTGAAAAACCAGATTGACCAGAATAACCTGATATACCAGACTGGCCTATTGCTATTGTTATAGAAGTGTTACTCATTATATTTTAACGATTAAGTATTTTTGCGCTCAATTGGGTTACTTGGTTGCTAAGCTGTTTAGTTGCCGCGGTAATTAATGGTATTAAATTTAAATAACTAACCCCTAGTTGATTAGTAATGTTTAACTCTTCTATTTGTCGTGGGTTAATTGTGACCGGGTTTGGAATAGTAGTAAAAATAGTATTCCAGGCATTATCTACTTCCTGAGCAATGACCCCGACATCATCATAGCCGTTTAAAGCAATTTGACGACCATGCGTTCCGGATTCAGCAGAAACTGCTGGATTCCAGGTAAAATTATACCCTGTTAAACTATTAACAAGCGTAGAACTTTCATATAAAGAAGTTAATACAACATTAGATTTTAAATTTGCATCAGACCAAACGCTACCGCCAACAAATCCAGTAAAGCCTGCTGGACCTTGAGGGCCGGTATTACCAGTTGGGCCTTGATTGCCGGTTGGGCCGGGTGCACCAGCTGGACCTTGAGGGCCTGGGCCGGGTGTATTGCCGGTTGGACCGGGCCCGCCGGTACCGCCTTGTGGTCCAGTACCGCCCGTTGGACCTTGTGGGCCTTGAGGGCCAGGTGCAGTTTGTGCTGGGCCTGTATTACCTTTTGCGCCTTGAGGGCCGGTTGGGCCTTGATTACCTGCAATAGATGGACCAATATTACCGGTAGGGCCTTGTGGTCCAGTACCACCTTGAGGGCCTTGATTGCCGACTAGACCTGTAAAACCTTGTGGGCCGGTTGGGCCCGCGGCACCTTGTGGGCCTTGCGGGCCTTGATTACCTGCTATAGACGCACCAACAGGTCCAGTAAAGCCTTGTGGTCCTTGACCGCCTTGTGGGCCAGCATTGCCGGTAAAGCCGG